ATCTAGTAGCCAACTTCAGTCAAAGTGTCAACGGCGTCATAGATGTTCGTGCTGAAGTAACGCTGTCAACCATTGTTAGTCTCTCAAGTCAAGAGATTCGAGTTCGTGAATTTAACTCAGACCTAGTCACAGAATTCACACACACCGCAGCCGTATCAATCACAGTCTCCCCTCAAGTCTCATTCTCCAGCATTGCCTCGCAACTAACTGCGGCATTCCAAAATGCCACTGGCACCATCACCATGGAGACCCTGTTCACAGTCACTGCCCTAGTGGGTGTGATACGTGAATATGTGCCAAACAGCAACAGTGGATTGAAACCCATTGCTGTCAGTGGCAATTATCCTCAAATTTTTACTGACAATTCTAATACTGTTAGTGCTGAAACCATAAGTGTTTGGGTTAAAAGAGACACATCAAGCAGTGAAGGTGAGATTCTCTATGCTGGGTCTGTAGCCAGCCCCACTGGTTTTATAAACTATAATTCTGCTGGCACTATCACAATGGCGGACCAAGGTTTCTCATCATTAGAAGCAATCACGTGGAATGCTGTCATGCCAGCAGACACAGATTGGCATCATCTATTCTTCAAATATCGTGACAATCTTGGTGGATTCTACGGTGACGGATATCAATTGTTCATTGACGGTGTTAGCAAAGGTTCAAGAGAATTTCAATCAGTTAGTGCAGGCATTCTGGTATTTGTTAATCCTTACGGCAATAGAATAGGTCCTGGTCATCACCTAGCACAACTGAGAATAGGTGGAGCAATAAATCTCTATGATGTCTATGATGGTGGCTACATAGACCTTGGAGAAAATGGTCGTGGGGCATTTGATCAACTGCCATTGCCAGGCATCTTCAGCACCTTAGACAGTCCTTGGTCTAATGTGTATATTGATACTGTGTATCAACCTCAATACCTGTCCAGCACTGCTGTATTGCCCGTGCCAGATATGCAGGTGTTCAGCAGACTGCAGGTAGAAATACTCACTGTTCTAGTGGTAACTGTGAATGCTGAGAGTAGTGCCACTCTAGAAGTGATTGCAACCAAAAACATAGGCATTCTAGCAGATGTCACTGTAGAATCCACTCTAGACGTAATTAACACTAGACCAAGATTTGTTTCTGCAGATCTAGATATAGTTAGCAGTATCTCTGTTGAAACTTTGATTATCAGAGGTGATTCAGCCACACTGACTGTGTCTACTTCACTTGACTGTGTGAACACCAGAATTAGATTCTGTGATGCGGCTATCACAGCAGAAAGCACAGTCACTGCCACAGTGGGTGAAACCACTGAATTTAACATTGATCTAAACTCTGCATTCACACAGGTCACAGAGATATCTAGAACTAGAGATCTAGCCAGTGCGTTAGAATCTGCTGTGACTATGATCTCAGCAATAGATGATAGAACACGTGATCAATCAGCAGCCTTAACTTCTAGTGCCACTCTCACAGTGGTATACACACGCATACCTGCAATCTCAGCCACACTGACCTCTGAGTTTGCACTAAGTGGTGATGCAGAGAAGTTGGTGGTTGCTTTTGGTCAATTGAGCAGTGAGTTCACACAAACCACTGTGGCATTCAAAACCATATTTGGTGCAGCCACATTACTGGTAGAAGGTTTCCAATTAACACAAGGTGACATCTTAAACTTTGATCCTTGTAGAGAGATTGCAGTTGAATCAGAAACAAGAGCAGCCAAGATACTACCAGAAAACAGATTGATCATAGTAGAATCAGAAACAAGAGCACTCCGAGTTCCACAAGAAACCCGCGTATTAAAGGTGGATTATGAAACTAGAGTAAATACAATCAAATGCTAAGGACAAAAATATGAGCACTATAACCGGATACAAATACGACACTGAAGGTGCCTACATTGAAAAAGACAGACTGGCCACACTGACCTATACCATAGACTGGACAGATTGGTTGGCAGCAGGTGAACTGATCAGTGCTGTGGCATACACAATAACAGCACCCACATACAACCCAACTCCTATGACCATATCAACATCAGGCATAACTGGTGCTTCAAAAATCACCTATGTGAAATTGGCAGCAGGAACAGTCAACAAGGTCTATGTTGTCACTGCACAAATCACCACAGATGCAGGTGCCATTGATCGTAGAAACTTCAAAGTAAAAGTAGAGAATCGCACACTATAATATGACGCCTGAAGAAGCCCTAGAACAGGGACTTGAACCAGTAAAGCCCAACACAGAACCTCAAGGGGAAACCTTTGAGATTATTCCCTATGTGGAACCAGTCCGTGATCCTTCAAAGACTGGCCCCGCACCTAAGAAATTAGTGGCTGTGGAAGTCTATGGTTATGAAATAGGTAGGGGTCTTAGAAAGCGTGTGGTAACCCCAGAACAAGTGTTCAAATTAGCCGCCCTAGGCTGCACTGATAAAGAAATAGCCCTATGGTTTGATGTGCCCTATGACACACTGAGATACAATTTTACGGATATCATTGCTAAAGGACGTCAAGAGATGAAGACAGCGTTGAGAAACGCCATGTTCAAGAATGCCATGAGTGGCAATGCCGCACTGCAAATCTTCCTTGCCAAGAATATGTTGGGTATGAGTGACAATCCTCATACATCAGAAGACAACAAGATTCTACCGTGGAATGATAACTAAAAATACAAAACCGATATTTGCTACAAGGACACAAATGAAATATCAAATACTACAGGGTGATAACAGACTCACCCTTAAAACTCTCGCAGATAACAGCATAGACGCCATAGTCACAGACCCACCCTATGGCATAGACTTTCTAGGCAAAGGTTGGGATGCCAACACTGGGGCACTAGAAACATATCAAGAATGCCTGCGTGTGCTCAAGCCAGGCGGACATATCTTGGCATTCTCAGCGGCTCGCACATATCATCATCTTGCTGTGACATTAGAACAAGCAGGCTTTGAGATCCGTGATCAGATTATGTGGATCTATTCTAGTGGCTTTCCAAAGAGTCAAGATGTTGGTCGCCAACTGCATAAGAAAGCTCACGGCAAGCCAGACAAACAACGCTTTGATCCCAGCATAATGATCAAGGTGTCAGGTGATCAATATCAGCATCCACTCACAGGTAAAATCTATCGTGCCTTGCCAGATATCAACGGTGATAGATTGGCAGTGAGCCACGAAGGTTCAAAGTATGGCACAGTCTATGAACAGATCATTGAGATAGACAGTGAATGGAGTGGTTGGGGTTCAGCACTCAAGCCAGCCCACGAACCCATAGCCTTGGCCCGCAAGCCTATGCGAGGCAGCATCAAAGACAACTGTGTCAAGTGGGGTGTAGGTGCTATCAACATTGATGCCACTCGCATTCCTTATGAGAATCAAAAGGATATTGACACTTACCTAAACAACAAGCGTGGTCCTATGGAACGAGGCAATGATGAGGACGGTAAGAACATTCGTATGTTCAATGGTGAAACTGGCTTCAAAGCAGTCAAGCGTGAAGTCACTGTGGAACAAGACCTACCAGAACTAGGACGCTTTCCCTCAAATGTCATAGGTGAGATACTACAAGCAGACTATCAGAAGTATTTCTACTGTCCTAAGGTCAGCCGCAGAGAGCGTCACGTGGGCTTTGATGAGGTTCCTGATCCATTAGCCAACTATGCTCAAGGTGATGTGAAAAATCATCCATTATGGGATCCCAGCATTGGCACCAATGTTCAGAGACTCAAGCACAAGATCTTAGAACACAACAAAACACTGGGACAACAACATCAAGTTCAAGGTGCTGTAGGCAACAATCACCCCACAGTGAAACCCATTGAACTTATGAAGTATCTGATTAAACTGATCACACCCCCAGGTGGTGTAGTTCTAGATCCTTTCAACGGTAGTGGTAGCACAGGTTGTGCCGCTGTGGAACTAGGCTTTGAATACATTGGCTGCGAACTTGATCCAGTCTATGTTGAGATCACCAAGAAGAGAATAGAAGCGTGGAACAAGAAAGACTCTCCAGACAATAACTTTGAGGAGTTGTTTAGTGCCGCTTAGTCTAGCACAAGCAGAGATTGCCAACAGTGCAAAGAGATTTAGAACTGCCATATGTGGTCGTAGATTTGGCAAGACCTACCTAGCCATACGTGAACTTGCTAGATTTGCCAGATTCCCCAATGCAGTCTGTTGGTATATCGCCCCTACTAGAATGCAGGGCAAGGGCATTGTGTGGGAAGAACTCAAAGATAGACTCAGTGCTCTCAACTGGATTGCCAAGACCAATGAAAGTGATCTAACCATCACACTGATCAATGGCAGTGAGATCACTATTAAGTCAGCGGATGCCTATGATCGTATGCGTGGATTCTCTGTGAACTTCTGCGTGTTTGATGAGTTTGCTGATATGGATCCAGAAGTATGGACTGTGGTTAGACCTACATTATCAGACACACAAGGTCACGCTTTCTTCATTGGCACTCCAAAAGGTGGTCGTTCATCCTGGGCCTATGATATCTATTCAGCAGACATCAAGAATCCTGATTCATGGCAATCCTGGACATTTACCACACTGGATGGTGGTCGTGTGCTTGAAGAAGAGATAGAAGCAGCCAAGGCAGACATGGACGAGCGTATGTTCCGTCAGGAATATCTAGCCACTTGGGAAGAATCAGCAGGGCAGGTCTATTATGCGTTTAGCCGTGAGCACAATGTCAAACTGCCTGAATTTGTCAACACTGATGCCATATACATAGGTGCTGACTTCAACATCACACCTCTGTGTGCTGTGATCGCTGTTCGCCAAGGAGAAACACTGTATGTCATCGATGAAATCACACTCTATTCCAGCAATACTGATGAACTTGCAGATGAGATTAAAACTAGATATCCCAGATCCAAAGTATTCATCTATCCGGATCCAGCAGGCAGTGCCCGCTCTACTAAAAGCGGAGGTCGCAGTGATCACACCATCTTGGCCAACGCAGGATTTGTTGTCAAAGCCCCAAGAGCACACGATCCAGTCAGAGACAGAATAAATGCCACCAACAGCCGTTTATGTTCAGCAACAGGCGTTAGACACCTGTTCATAAGCCCCAAGTGTAAATACACTATCCAATGTCTAGAACGACAGGTTTATAAAGAAGGCAGCACCAGTCAACCTGAAAAGGGTGAATTTGATCATATGAATGATGCATTGTCATATATGGTGCAATTTTTATGGCCTGTGAAGCGTGATAGAGATCCGCAACCACAGGCTCGCTGGACGCACCAAATTGCAAACTAACAGGACAACACTATGAATCAAACACTATTAGAACAATATGTAGAAGTGATGAGCACTAACCTGCTGTATCAACGCAATCAAGATCACTGGGAATACCTGTTGAACTCATACATGGGCGGCGTTGAATATCAGCGTGGACAGTATTTGACACGCTATGTCAATGAATCAGAGTCAGAATACAACGCTCGCATCGCAGCCACTCACTTAGAGAATCACTGTAAATCAGTGATATCAACCTATGTGAGTTTTCTGTTCCGTGAGTCACCTAAAAGAGACTTTGACAACAACACAGAATCATTTCAACTAGAGATGTTCTTGCGTGATGCAGATATGGATGGTCGTTCATTTGACGCATTTATGAAAGAAGTTTCAGTATGGGCCTCAGTGTTTGGTCACTGTTGGGTCTTGGTGGTCAAGCCCTCAGTGGGTGCTGTAACACGCAGTGATGAATCACTGTTGAATGTCAGACCCTATGTGAATCTAGTCACACCACTCACAGTCACAGACTGGAACTGGAATCGCAAGCTCAATGGTGAGTTTGAACTCACATACTTCAAATACATTGAAGAAAGCAATGACACATTTGCCACTGTGAGAGAGTGGACCAAAGACACTATCAAGACATTCATAGTCAACAACCGCAGTCGTGCAGTAGTTGAAGAAACTGTGGAGCCTAATGGCCTGGGCAAGATCCCTGCTGTGTTGGCCTACAATCATAGAAGCCCAGTTCGTGGCATTGGCGTGTCAGATATATCAGACATCGCACACGCACAACAAAGCATCTACAATCTCACATCAGAAGTAGAACAATCAGTGAGAGTAAATGGTCATCCAGCGTTGGTCAAGACCGTGGGCACAGAAGCATCAGCAGGTGCAGGTGCTATCATCACCATGGAAGACAACCTAGATGCGGGTCTCAAGCCATATGTGTTGGCAGTAAGCACAGACATATCTAGCATATTCACTGCCATCAATCATGCCACTGAAGCCATAGACAAGATGGCCAACACTGGATCTATTAGAAGCACTGAAACACGCAGAATGAGTGGCGTGGCACAAGAACAAGAATTCCAATTGTTGAATGCCAAACTGTCAGAGAAAGCCGACAATCTTGAACTCACTGAAGAAATGATATGGCAGTATTGGTTTGAATACCAAGGTGAACAGTGGATGGGTGAGATTGACTATCCAGGTTCATTCTCCATACGCGACACACAGGCAGATGTAGAAAAACTCAACAAGGTGAAATCTGCAGCCACTGACCCAGTGCTGTTACGCATCATTGATGAACAGTTGGTAGAACTGCTGGGTGAAGAACACACAAGATTACCGTTTATCGATCCTAACCCACAGACAGGTAGAACATATGAAGATGGTGAAGAGATAAACAGCAATCTGCCTGCAGCCTATCAACCTGCTGCCAATGCAGAAGTGCCAGAAGGTCAAAACTGTGGCAATTGTGAATACTACAAACCTGGTGAACTCTATTGCACCAAGTTTGATGCACCAGTTCGTGCAGTCTACTGGTGTGCCAAGTGGGAACCAGTAGAAGAAGATGCATACAACTAAGGAGATGACTATGAACCAAGCAGGAAGAGGAATGGGTCGTGGTAAAGGCAAAAAGCCACCAAAGCGTTGATTGGCTCGAGTATTTTGAATCAATCCAAAAAGAATGCCCGTGGAGTCTTAGGGCCTACAGGCTGGGCAAGATAGACATTGTGTTATATGAGGGTCAAACTCTGCCCCTAGGTGATTTTCACGCCCGTATGTATGTGATATCAGCACCAGACGCCACAGTTCAAGCCCTAGCAGATATGTGGGATCGCAGTGATCCTGACTGTGAGTGGCTGTATTCATATCCAGGATATGGAGAGTATGCCACTCCTGTGAGTGTGTTGATTCAACAGGATAGAACCACACTCAAGAATCTAAGAACATCTTTAGGTGTGGAATAACTACTAATACCGGCATTTAGGGTTAAATGCCATAAATAAAATCACAACACTCCAAGGGAGGCGATGCCATAATGTCAGACAATACATTAGCACAAGATAACGCAACTGATGCGGCAACTTTAGAAAAAGAAAATCAGGCACCAGCAACTAAGACTTATAGTCAGCAAGAAGTAGACAACATGATGGCCCGTATGAAAGGGTCGTTGGAAAAGAAACTGCTAAAACCCTATGAAGATCTAGGCGATCCAGATGAATTACGCACACTCAAGTCTGAGGCAGAGCGTAGAGCACAGGAACAACAGATCAAGCGTGGAGAGTTTGAAAAGACACTACAAGAATTAGCTGCCAAGAAGGATGCTGAAATCCAAAAAAGAGATTCAGTGATCAAGGAGTATAAGGTCAACACACCTCTGCTCAGTGCCGCCGCGCAATATCGTGCTGTGAATGCTGAACAGGTCAAGGCTCTGTTATCAAACCAAGTGCGCCTTAATCAGGATGGTGAAGTAGAAGTCATAGGTAATGATGGTGCAGTCAGATATCAAGATTCTGGCACACCGTTAGGAGTTGAAGATCTAGTGCAGGAATTTCTAACTCAGAATCCGCATTTTGTCTCAGCAGCCCCTGCTACTACTAATGCTAGAAGTTCAATCTCTAATCAGGCGCCCAGCAAATTAGACATAACGAAACTGGATATGAAGAATCCAGAACATCGTGAGCTTTACCGTCAATACCGAAAAGAAAACGGTATTGCCTAACTAACCAAAGGAGTCTTAAATGACTATTACAAACACAACTACCCTAAACGACCTGTTACCTAGTATTGTAGCAGAAGCCCTATTCGTTGCATCAGAAAAATCCATCATGCGTGGATTGGTGCGTAATTATACTCTCAGCCCAGGACAAGGTAAGACTGTTACAGTGCCTATCTATCCTAAGCAAACAGCGGCAGCTCTAACTGAAGGCACTGCACCTAGTTTCACAGCAGTAAGCACAGATGGTGCTATTCTAACTGTCAGTGAAGTTGGCTTAACTGCTCAGATCAGTGACTTGGCCATGATGGCATCAGCAAGTAATGTTGTTGCAGACATTGGTCGTCTATTTGGTGAAGCAATCGCTCGCAAGATGGACACTGATTTAATGCAGAAATTCAACACCTTCAGCCAACTTTCAACAAGTGGTGCGGCTACTACTGCTTCTGCAGCTGAATTGTTCAAGGCCATTGCAAAATTGCGTTCCAACGGCTACGACACTTCAAATGACTGTGCTATCGTTCTACATCCTAATGTAGCCTATGATGTATTAAGTTCAATCACTTCTACATTCGCAGCTCCAGCAAGTATGGTTGGTAATGAAGCATTGCGTAGCGGCTTTATTGGCACCTTAGGCGGTGTTCCAGTTTATCAATCAAGCCTTGTTGGCGTTGAAGAAGTTGTTGGTGGCACTGCTGGCGATTTCGCTTGCGGTATCTTCCACAAAGACGCATTAGGTCTAGCAATGATGCAAGACATCCGTATTGAATCACAGCGTGAAGCTACCAAGCGTGGCTTTGACATCGTTGGTTCTGCAATCTATGGTGTTGGCGAGTTGTATGACGGTGCTGGTGTATTGGGTATCTTTGATTCCAGCATTGCTTAATCCAAACTAGATCCAATAGTTAGACATTTTGGATTGGAGAAGAGGGCTCACAAGGCCCTTTTCTTTTGGCTTGCATTTTGGATATATTTTGGTAAGATTTCACATTGACAAATGGCCCGAACGGTGCTATTATAGTAATATGTTCAACAGCACACAGAAAGGTGCAAAATGTTTAATATCGGTGATAAAGTAGTTTTTGGTGTTCGTGCCAGTGATATGCGTTCAGGCAGAAACAGAGTAGACGGACGCAATGGTGGCATACTCCGTTTAGAAGGTGAAATTATTGCCTATAATGAATACAGCAGAAAAGAAATTCTAGTGGTCAAACATCACGGCCGTCAGTATGAACGCTATTCTGCTCGTTTATACAATCTTCGCAAACTTAAAAATGGTTGGGTAGTTGAAGGCCAGCGTGATGATCCCAAAGGTCGTTTGTATATGACATTGAATACAGAATTGGAGGCCGCAGAATGATTAAAGTATATCCTCCAACTCAATGGCAAATCTTTATTGATCAAGATAGTAATATCAATAAATTTGAAGAGTTGATAAATGGCAAACTACAATTTAAGTCCTATGATAAAATGGATGATGTAGTAGATGGTAAGTTAGGTGTTAGATATACATTTTATCCATTAACTGGTTTGTCTACTGTAGAAGTTGAAAATCTAATTGAAAAATTTTTGAAGGTGGCAGAATGAACTTCAATGAACTAACTAAACATATTAGACAGTTGAATGAACATGAACAAGTCAAGCACCACCAACGAGCGAAGGAGGCACTTGAAAGAATCAATGAACTCCGCAGAAAGGCAAGGTCACAGCAGGAAACTACTGCCAGTGCGGACACCTCTGGGCGAGTTCAATAATTCATATGCAGCCGCTCGAGCACACAAAATCAGCCTATGGACGTTCTGGGGTAAGGTCATGGATCCTCGTGATAATGGCTACTGTGTCATTGACAGCACAGGCAGAACTGCCACTGAACCAAAGATATCTGATGTATGATCGCAATGGTCCTACCTACAATTATACCAGTGATCCCACAGCACATTACACTGGCCCAAACACTGTGACACAGAATAGATCTGCGACACCTATTGCACAGCCACAGTTGATAGTGGCACCAGGTGGTAATATTATTATAGTGCCTAACACCACCACAGGCCGCACACAAGCCATCATAGGCACAGGTAGATATAAATAAAAATAACAGAGTTTGTGACATTACCCTGTTATGATTTAGTTCTCCACTAATCAAGACCCTTGGAAAGGACCCGTTAAAAGGTCCTTTTCTTTTGGCTCGGCTAAATACAGGGTGAGGAGAAGGACTCCTCAATCTTATAATCGTGAAGGACACGCTATGGCTTATGCAACTTTTGACGACCTCAAACAGGTCGAACCAACTATTGACCAATATGGTGTCTTAGATTGGGATGTAGAATTAGCCCGTAGCGAGACCGAAATCAACAGAGTGCTGAAAGTGCGTTGGTATCAAGCATACCAAAAGGCACATCCTTCCATAGCCACAGTGGAAATGGACACCACACTCATAGACCCCACACAATTCACACAGGCCACTGTGTATCACGCCCTGGCCTATCACATCTGCCCTAAACTCACACAGTTCTCAGGAGCAGAACCAGACAAATTCCAAGTGATGATGAACTACTATCAGGGTCGCTTTGAGCATGAGATGGATCTCATCCTCAGAGAAGGTGTTCGCTATGACCTAGATGATGACAACACATATGAACGCACTGAGACACTGTCAGTGAAACCTCAGAGACTGGTTAGATAATGGCACAGAACATACGCCAACAGGTAGCAGAGAACATTGTTCAAGTGCTCAAGGACATGAATGATCCACGTCCAGTGTTTGTGAGTCGTGAGCCAGTTGTCATACAAGAAATGGCCATCACACAGTTTCCTGCCATATTCGTTCAGCCAACAATAGAAGATAGAGAAACTATCACAATGGGTAACTCGGGAGCGGGTCGTCGCATGGGCCGGATTGAGTATTCAATCCGTGCCTATGTTAGAGGTGTTGAACTAGACCGTCAGCGTAATGATCTCATAGAAGCCATTGAAGAGGCACTAGACAGCGATCGTTATAGAGAATTGATCTCAAGTGGTGTCACAGACAGTCAAATTATCAGAGTGGAGATCATAGATCGCCAACCACCACTGGCTGAGTTCTTAATCACCTATGCAGTGACCTACAATTATCTAAGAGGATCCGTATGAAAATACATTTAACCAAGCGAGGCATGACTAGATACTGTCAGCCCACAGAATTAGAACTAATGCGATCAGCAGGATGGCGTGAAGTCACTGCTGGCAAAGAACAGGCAGGAGAAGAGGTTATTCGTCTCAAGCCCCCGGTGAAGTCTAAGGCGACCGTAACAGCCGTAGAAGAAGCCAATATTACTAATAAAGGAGACGAATAATGGCCATTTTAACAGGTAACAACGGCGTCGTGAAACTAGACGCATCAGTAGGTGGATCAGTGGCAGTGATCGCCAATGTCCGCAATTTTTCAGTTGAACTCACTCGTGACACGATTGAAACAACCACAATGCAGGTAGATGTAAGAACATACTTGACAGGTCTAAGTTCTTGGTCAGGCAGTGCTGATATCTATTTTGATCCAGCAGCCTCTACAGGAACTATTGCCACTCACGCAGTGCTAAATCCCACATCAGGCACAGTTGGTCTAGGCACTTTGACATTTGAAGGTTTTCTTGCTGACACAGCAGGCAAGTTTTCAGGTGAAGTTATCATCACTGGATTCACAGTGAACTCTACAATGGACGGTATGGTAGAAGCATCTATCTCTTTCCAAGGTAGTGGTGCTTGCACATTCACAGCCTAAGGAGAACAGTCAATGGCTACAATCACAGGCAATAACGGTGCTATTACCTTAAATGGTAATTCAGTTGCCGCAGTCCGCAATTTCTCAGTAGAGATGACCGCTGACACAATTGAAACAACCACAATGGGCGTTGATGTTAGAACATATCTAACTGGCTTGAGTGCATTCTCAGGTTCAGCAGATGTTTACTTTGATGCCGCTGACTTTGACACATATGAAAGCTCATTTAATCCCACAGCAGGATTGGTTGGTGCTTCAGGTGTTGCAGTAAAACTATACATCGCTGAAAACTACGCCAGCACCAGTGACTATGCCTTCACAGGCAATGTCATTGTAACTGGATACACAGTGAATACCAGTATGGATGGTATGGTAGAAGCCAGTATCAGTTTCCAAGGAACTGGTGCAACAACTTACTCAACCACAGCAGTGTAATATGCAGATCACAGTCAC